AAGGCTTTACATAAATAATCTCTATACTTTCTTTACTTGTACCAAATACTGGTATTCTAGTTAGTACATCGTTTTTCTTTTGCTTTGACCAATCTGGGTGGTAGTAATATGCTTCTATTTCGCCTTTGTCGTTACACTTTTCTGCACGTAATGTTTCTACTGGCATATGCTCAACTCTTGCAATCTTACTTCTATCTTTAGAATAAATAACTTGCATAGCACAAGAACCCATTAGCTTTAAATCAAAGCACAACTTTCTTACGCAATCCTTATGAAATAAAGAAATCATTTGAGCGTATTGCTCTGGCTTTTTATTTGAATTGGTAGCATCTAATCCTCTACCGTATATCATCTCGCTAACACCGTTTATAATAGCGTTATTTGTAGGACTGCCATTATACCTATCGATTAGGTACTGAAAATAATTATTATCCTCTCCATAGCTTACAAAGTCTTGATTAGTCTTTTCGCTAATTACTGGACTTGTATAAGTCGATAGGTTTACTACTCTTAAATCGTTCATATTATTATGTAATCGTTATCACCATCTTTACTTACATACTCATTTTTATTAACTGAATAGTAATTATTGGTATCTTGGTTTATTGTTTGGTCTGTACAAAATATTTTATCTAAATAAATAATATCTAATGATGATGTATTTATTAAATTCTGTGCATTTAAAAAATTATATAAACAAGTGTTATTCACAAAAGTTCCACTATCTGCTATAACTCTTTCTTTAAATTTTTCATAACTACCATTTACCTTATAAACTGTTAAATCATAAAACCTACCCTCTTTTAAACTAAAAATATTACTTATCTCTAAATAATCTTTATTAATTATTGTTTCAGGTAGTATGAAAGAAACCTTATCATTTGTACTATCATCCCTTAATTTCAACACAATAGAATTTGTGAAAACTCTTGGTATTACTTTGATAGTTTGTAAGTTTGTACTTGTCGTTAATACTTTCATACTTATATATCAATGTATTTTTGTTTTTTGTACAAAAAAAAGCTACCCAAAAAGAGTAGCCTTAATTCAATCAAACATTAATCTAACTATGCGTTAGGGTCAATTGGAGATGTTGCACTTTCATCTGGAGCAGTTGCAAAGAATGGTGGTGCAGTTTCTTGAGCAGTTGCTACAAGTGTAAACCCACTTAAATCTCCCATTGCAGCACCACTTACGATAGTACCTCCAGTAATTTCAGCACCGTGTTCCTTACCAATTAAGAAATAGTTACCGTTGTAATCTTCTACTACATAATGAGCACGACCTCTATTTAATAATTTGATTTCCTCTTGAGTTGCTACATCAATAGTTGTTAATGTAACATTCAATGTAGTTTCATAAAAAGTTGTACCGTTTTCTCTTGATGAGTTTACGGCAGTTTCTATACTTGAGTTTCCTTTAATTTCATATTTAAAGAACTCAGCACTACCATCACTTGGTAATGTTATAGTTCCAGCAGTATCAGTTAACGCTGCAATAGCAGTTGAATAATCTAAAATAAAAATATTTTTTAGACCACCTACTGAACTTTTGCAAGGTAAACTTCTACCTTTAGTTATTGCACAAGACATATATTTTTTAGGTTTTAAATAAAAAAAGGTAGGCAGTTTTGCCCACCCTTTCTTACATTAGTTAGTTAATTATTAAGCAGTATAGTAAACGATGTCTGCACCGATACCTATTTGTACCCCAGCAGTATAACGCATTACAATTCTCACATTATCTGAACCATCAAGGTCAGCCATATCTAGTACCTTAACAACATTTCTATCATCTAGTAAACCAGTTCCGAAGAATAAGTTAGATGATTGCCCTAGTACCGCTTTGTTAGCTCCTAATCCTTGTGCTACAAAGATATTGATACCCTCGAAAGTCAATTGACCACCGTTGTACCAAGTTGTTCCCTTATTGTCTACACCGTTTGCACCGATGTTAGTAGCAAAGCCACCTAAAGCACGGATGTATGCTCTAGCGATGTTGTTAGAAACATAAAGAGTTAAATCTTCTTTTCCTAAGATAGCTTGTGGAGCAGCATCAATAATTTTCCCTAATTCATCGATAACGTTTGCAGCAGTTACTGTTGTTCCTGCTACATCTACTACATCTCCATCAGCAGCTAATAAAGTAGAAAAACCATCAAAGCTACCCTCTCCAGCAGAACCATTCCAGATAGATTGTTCAGTAGCTTGAGCAACCTCAGCAGCAACTCTTGCTATTACGAAATCAGAAAATAATGGTGGTAACTCATCAAAAGCACTAAATCCCATCTGAGCAGCCTCCCAATCTGCGTGTAATTCTTTCTTACAGATTTGTAAGTTTACTTGTAACTCAGCTGGTTGTAATACCTTTTCAGTTAAAGTCATTCCAGATGTAGTAGCATCAAAGTCACAATCAGCACTGCGTACTAAATTTGAAAATGAACCTACTTTCATCGCTGCCTTAAATTTTACGTTAGGCAATATTGTTACTGCTCCAGCATCTAAAGTTGAAGCACTTAAAAGGGCAGCACCTAAGTACTTCCCAGCAAATTCTCCAGCATATGAAGAACTAGTAATTGTTGGATTTGGCATTTTATTTAATTTTTAGTTATTTAATTTATTTAAAACTCTGTCAAGTGTAGACATTTTTCTATTCTTAGAATATTTTACCTCTACCTTGTTTTTTGTGTTAGCTTCTGGATTGTGAGTTAATGGCTCAACTGCTGGTTGTGATAATTCTTCTTTCACTTGCTCAACAACTTCTTCAGCTATTACTTCAATCTCTTTGCTCATTTCTTCTTTAGGCTCTAACATAGCTTTGATTTCTTCAATCATTTCTTTTACCTCTGCTAGTTCCTCTTTAGTAGCATAGCCCATTTCTTCTTTTTCTTCGTCTTTAGCTTCTACCTCTACTTCTTCTTTTACTTCTTCTTCTGGTGCTTCTTCTTCTTTTGCACCCATTTCAGCAATCTCGCCAGTTTCGTTAACTACAATAATGTTACCATCTTGTAATTCATACTCTCCAGCTGGTACTGCTACTTTTTCATCGTCTGTAACGATAAACACTTCTTGTCCTACCTCAAAACTTTCTGCTTCAAAGATAGTACCGTTTTCTAAAGTCATTTGTTCTAGCTTAACTTCCATTCCTAGAACTTGCTTTATAGAATTTAACATAGTTTTTGCTTCCATACTTATATATCAATTATTAAAATTTATTTGCATTTTTATATTCTACCTATTCCTTGCGCCCATAAACTACCATCGCAGCATTTACGAGAGTATGTGTTTTTATCCTTACATAAGCACCCTCTTTTACTTCCTTTAGGGCTTACTCTACTTGGTGTTTTAAATTTATCTTTAGCCATCTATTTCTTTTAGTTTACTTATTGCCCAATTAACACCAGCACTTCCACCCCAAGCATCCCACATTAAACCACCACAACCCTCAGAGTATGGTACGTCTTTATGTTGCTGATGTCTTTTAAATGATGCCATACGTGCTATCGTATCTCTGCTTATCTTTTCTCCGTTTGCTATTTGGTTTGCTCTTTTCTTACCAGTAGCTTCTCCACAACTTCCCCATCCATTCTTTTCTACCCATTTTAAGGCACGTTTAGCATTGTTTCTAGCACCTTGTGGATAGTCATTATAGCTTTCTAAATCTAACCTCTTTAAAACGGTTTTAATTGTCATTCTTAATGATGTCTATAATTTCTTGTAATAGCTTTTCTTCTAAAGTTGCTTGTACTTCTTCTTTAATCGGTTCTTTAGGTCTTTCCATTTTATCAGCAAAGTAACCCTCAATGCTAAAACCTTTAACCTTACCAGTCTTAACAAACTCATTCCATACCTTGTCGTTATTAACCTTAACACTTCCAACCCACGTTCCAATAGGTAAATCCATTCCATACTTTACGCTCTTGTCGTGTACCTTATCTTCTACTATCCAACTTTCAACTAAACTTAGTCCATTAAGTTCGTATTGGTGTTCTAGTGTACTGTTATTTTGATTGCCTTGCATTAAATACATCTGCGATGCTTTCTCTACCGTATCTTTAGAAAAGTATATGTAATACTCATCCTCGCCATTACGTCTGTATATAGGCTTGTTAGGTACTAATAAAGCACCCATAAGTATTTTCTTTTCTCCATCTATCTCTGCAAGTTTTATTTCTTGGCTTTTTAAAGCTATAAAATCTTCTTCGATTGCTGGATTTTCTACTACACTTATAGCTTCTATCCCTAATTCGCTTTCTTCGTCTAAGATTAACTCTATTATCTTCA